GAGCAGTAGAGAACGCTGATGTAGAGGATTACACACTTGCTGATGTTGTTACAGAGGTACAGTATGAAGCATTCTTAGAAAATCCAATAGAAACATTTGTAGATTTAGATTTTGAAGGTGTAACAATAAGTAACATAGGAGATGATATGACACAAGACCAAAAAGAAAAAGCACAAGAGGTGGTAGTGCCAGTTATTTTGACTAGAATAGCTACTATGGCAGCTTTTGTATTTAGGAGAAGTCTATGATAAAGAAGTTATGGACCTGGTTTATAGCAGCAATAAAAGAAACACTTAACCTTAGTTGGACTTTGGTTGGTTTAGTTATTGCTACGCTTACACTAACTGGTTCTGCACAACAAATTACAGGACTTGCTACTATAATTACATTAGCTGTTTGGTTATTGACAATTAGCTTTAGAGATTAGGAGATTAATATGGACTGCTGTGGAAGTGGTTGCTGTGGTGGTGAATAATGTGTAGTTCTTTTGTCAATGACAAAGGCACACATGTTAACTTATGTAATTGTAAGTATGGATTAGAACATTGTAAGGAGGAGAACAATGAAACTAACAGTAGTTAGAACACAATTTGGAACAGATGCAACTAATGGGTTGCTATTCATAGATGGTATTTTTGAGTGTTATACACTAGAGGACCAGTATCAAGCAGTAAAAGTTATGCACGAAACCTGCATACCTGAAGGCACATACGATATTAAATTTAGAAAGACAGGTGGCTTTCATTCTAAATATCAAGAGAGATACAAGAACGCACACTATGGTATGTTACACATACAAGATGTGCCTAACTTTACCTATATTCTTATACACACTGGTAACACTGATGAACATACATCAGGTTGTTTAATTGTAGGAGAAACACAACAAGATTTAGAAGTATCTAAGGATGGGTTTATTGGCAGCAGCACTGTGGCTTATAAAAAAATGTATGCAAAAGTGGCAGGTCAATTATTACAAGGTAAACCAGTTAGCATTGAATACACAACAATAAATAAATTGTTAGAAAAAGATGTAGATAATGCAAGTAAAGACCAAACAGTGTTAGCTACCACAGTTTATGATAAATTGCAGGAAATAAATGGAAATGTTTTGACAATTAAAGCAAAACTTAATGGAAGGGTAATACAATAATGTCAGATTTATTCGAAAAGAATAATAGAAGAAGAAACCAAGAGGGTAAGTTCAAGAAGGACTTATGGTGGACTCCTTGGAATGATGCATGGAGTTATAAAATGAGTGAAGACCTCAAAGATATGCTGGAAAGAACTGTATGGACCTTCGTTGAAGCGTTCATAGGTGCTTTAGTAGTTGCTCCATTAGCTGGTGTAGATGCTGATGCAATTCAATTAGCATTACTAGCTGGTGGTGGTGCTGCGTTAGCAGTTGTCAAAACTTACGCTAAAAAACAAATTAGTAGTTAATACAAATTAAAAGAATAATTTTGATTTTCTTCTACATCGTAGTTGATTGTATCACTCTTAATTAATCTGTATTTCCATTGAGTATTCTTGTGTTCGTGTAAATCACAACGCTCTTTTACTATATCCCAATTTTTGTCGTGTCTTAAATTAAATATATGACCACCAAATCTTGGGATGTAATGTTGTAAGAATGTTGTACCACAGACACCTCTTCTGTTTTCTGTTAGTAATTTAGCTATTGTTTCCTCTTGCGACATCATTCATCCTTTCTCCAAAAGCCCTTTCACATTCTTCGCATAGTCCTTTGTATGCTTGTAACTCATGTAAATAAGTTTTAAAACAATCTATGCATGTATTGAAGAACACTTTTTCTGTTCCATACAACATTAGAAAGGAGCTTCACCTTCTTTAATATCGTCCATACCTTTTGCAGTAGGCATCACTACACCATTGAGAGCTTGTACGTAGTAACTCCATATCTTTGGTGTTTCTTTTTTATAGTCAACTATCCACCAAGATTTAGCAAATCTTTTACCGTCAACTACATCACCTACCTCACACTGTCCCATAGCAGAACATCTAAAGTCAGGTCCTTTTGCAGATGTCTTTTGTGATTCTGGAATGTAATTTACTTTTGTTCCACAAGGACACCACAACCCATCTTCATCAATAGCTTTTTTTCCGTTAGGATGATTCAAGTCTTTTGTAGAAAAGTTTGCATCTTGTAATACCTTTATAGGATTAGAACTATCTTGCGATGCAGAAGAAGCCTTGGTCTTAACGGCAGGAGAAAGGCTATCCTGCGACTTATCTGCATCTGATTTTACTGGAACTGAGGGTGGTTTCACCGCGTTAGGTTGAGTTTTTTTTTCAGAGGCATAGTGTTCCTCCTCTGTTATCCCACCTGTCCATAGCTCTAGACCTATTCCAAATCTCATACAACATCTTTTAATACCATCTGATACAGCTAGTTTAAGTAATTCGCTCTCGGTAATGTTTCTATTCAATGCATTCATATCAACATCTCCTACTTCGTCTACTGTACCTAGTCCTTCTATAATGAGTGTGCATTTTGCACCAACAATAGAATTATCTTTACCTCTGATAACTTCGTAAAAGAAGTTGTACTCTCCTGGTATCACATCAACAAGTCGTTGTGTGTATATGTGATGGGGTACATAGTCCCCAAACTTACCCTTTGGTGCAGGTTTTACCACACTTTTAGGGAAGTCTTTGATTAATTTTTTATGTTTATCCTTGTCCATTTGCACTCCTTATAATGCCATGCCTGTCAATATACCTACAAGATAGATTACTATGCCTAGAGATATAACTTGATACTGTAATTTCATTCTTCTAAATTCACTAGATACTCTGCTGTTACTCCTTTAGAAGGTTTTACAAACAAACAGAATTGTGATGGTCTACCCATTGCAGCTAACTGTTCAAGTGCATATCCATTATGACTTTCAGTTGAGCCGTTTACCCATACTCTTACATCATTCAGATATAGAGATGTTGGTGTGTGGTAGTGTCCACATACTGCGTGTGTAAAATCCTCCATAAGTTCAGCACTTGCTAATGCCTTCCAACCTAGGATTTTTTTGTTGTATCCATAGAAAGGTAGTCCCATACTACCTCTAATGTTGTCGCCATGAAAACAAAAGAACTTTGCTTTGACTCCTAAATTAGCAATGGTATACCATTTCTTTTCAGGAATATGCCACTTCATTCTTGGCTCGTTCTTGAACATAGTTTCCATAATCTTACCTAGCATTCTGTCTGCGTTAGTTTCAGGGTTGTAATCTCTACGACTCCTACCACCTAACGCACCATGATTACCTATTACCCAATAACATTCAACCTCCTCAAAGTGAGAAAGTAATATGCTAAAGAACTCATACAACATAGCAGGTCCATCAACAGTTACTTGTTTGTAAAGTGAACTGTCAATTTCATGTGCTTGTCCAGGAAAAATCAATTCACCCTCCACAATATCGCCAAGTGCTAGAACTACACATTTCTTAATAGTGTGGTTTGCACCCTGCAACTGAGAGAGATTCACGATTTTCTCTGCATATTTAATGACTCTCTTTGATGCTATCTTAGAGTTGTATGTTTCGGTATTTTTTGCGAGTTGAATATCGCTTAGTAAAGGGACACAGATTTCTTGCCCTTTTGTTTTTGATTTAGTAGGGGCTTTTACTTTTGGTAATGTAACAGTTGACATACCATCTTTAGCTCCTTTGTATACTGCTTCTACTAAGTCAGCTTTTTTGTCTTTGAGTTTTTCAATTTGCCTTAATAATCTTTTGTTTGTATTTTTAAGGTCTGTAATTTTATCACTCTCAACCTCTGCTAAGAGTTTAACTAACTTAGCTTCCTCGTTCTTGTTCATGTTTTTCCTTTAAGTATGATAGCCACCTGTTAACACCAGCTCTAGATACTTTGAACTTGTATTCCTCTGTTAAGATTCTACTTACAGCAGTAGAGTTTGGTTTTTTACCTTCTTTGACAAGGACTTCTATGCCCTCAACAAATGGTTTTACTTCATCTGGTACTTGTAAATACCATGCAGTAACACCTCCCTGTTTTTTAGAGTAAGCCATTTCTAGTAGCTCCTCTATGTTTTTCTTATCGCTCATGTGGTAATCATATCATTGTTCGCCCTATATACAAGTATTAAAAAGAATTATTTTATAAGCATGTATATGCATATGCATAGAAAAAAAACAAAAAAAAAT